GATATTTATATGTAAATTGTTTTAATACATGGCAAAACGAGTAATCAAACCCTCAAATCAAAAACAAGAGGAAGTTAATTTTGGACCAGTGGTCAATAAGATACTAACCGAAAGATACCGATTGAAGTGCAAGAATGAAGCACAAAAAGAATACGCTAGAATAATAAGTGAACATGAAATAACCATAGCATATGGTCCTAGTGGTACAGGTAAGTCTTTCGTATCAATAGCAAGAGCAATAGAACTTCTTCAAAACGTATCAAATAATTATACCAGAATAATAATCTCAAAACCAGCAGTAGAAGCTGATGAGAAGCTTGGATTTATGCCAGGCACTGAACGTGAAAAACTAGAACCACATATTTCATCTTCTTTGGATATTTTTGATAAAATAGTCGGCAAATACAATAGAATGCGTTTGGAAGAAAAAGAATGTCTAATAATTCAACCACTTGGATTCATCCGTGGTAAAAGTATCGATAACGCAATTATCATAATAGAAGAAGCTCAAAACCTATCACCAAGCCAATGCAAAGCCATATTGACACGAATTGGTACCAATAGTAAACTGATATTGTCAGGTGACCTTGACCAATCAGACAGATATAGAAACGTAAGGGACAGTGGTTTATTTGATGTAATATTGAAACATAAAAACATACCAGAAATAGGTTTCTTTGAGTTTAAAAATTCTGATGTTGTCAGAAACCCATTGATTAGCAAAATACTTAATAATTATCCGACCGAAGACATAGAAAAACTTAGTAAGGAATTAAGGGGCGAAAAACCAAAAGCTGAACCTAAAAAACAATTGCTAACTGAAAGCAAAGATGTTCAGGTAATTAAAAATCTTGAAGAAATAGTATCAAAAAAACAAACACTATTAGAAAAGATAAAAATGTTTTTATCTGAAAAGTTCGAGTGGTAACTTGACTTAAATTATAATCACCTATATATTAAATACCTAAACTAATTATAATGAAAGTTATAGGTATTACAATTGATGAGGTTTTACGTGATTTCCTAGGCCATCTAAGTTATGTTATGGCAAAAATACGTGAAGAAGACGAATATGTGGTTACAGAAGATGATGTTACTGATTTTGATTTGGTAAAACACTATAAATTCGAATCAAAAGAGGAGATGTATAATTTCTTCTATAAAGAAGCTTCTTTAGAAATCTTTGGTCATCCAGACCAATTACATGATAACATTGTTGGTAAATTGAACATGTTATATATGGACATGATTGACGAAGAAGAAGATGTTGAATTTGTCATCATGACCAGAGAAGTCGGAAGAGCAATTCCAGCAACACTTTTCTTTCTATCAAAATTGGAATGTGAAATCCCTAATATCAAATTCTTTAAGAGTTATGAGGAAATGTGGGAACATGCTGATGTTCTAATAACCGCAAACCCTATAGCCTTAGATGCAAAACCAGAGGGTAAAACATCAGTAAAGGTGATATGTTCATATAATACTGAACCTGATTGTGATTTTGCTATTGAATCTTTGAATGATTTTATCGAAGATGAAGAACTTAGATATATGATTATAAACAAAAATTAATTACTGAATGGATTATTACTTGGATATTGAAGCTTACTGCAATTTTGTTACTGAAAAAAATAGTGGTGACATAGAAGAAAAATTAATCGAAACAACAACAGACGCTAATGGTAAAATAACGGTTAAAGAAACAATAAAAAAAACACCAGCGTCATTAGAAATAAACACTGTGAAATATGAATTGACATCAGCTTTGGTTGAGTCATTAATGCGATACGCACCAGAAGATGGTGATAATGGTCTTGGTATTGATAAGATACTGAAAGAAGCTCCACTTGACTTTATCATCGCATTTAATACATTGGAGAATTATAATATAATAAAAACTTACGAATAAAAAAAAATGGACAGTAATAGTAAATTAGAAACAGTTCTAAACGAACTAAAAAACAAAGAATCCAATTTTTACTTTTTCACATTAGATACGAAAGGTAACCCAACAGCTGGTGTTGCCAATATCTATGAGCATGTAAAAGTATTAACTGAATTGGGCTATAAAGCTCACATTTTACATGAAAAAAATGATTATAAATTAAGAGGTAATGAAGAAGGTATGGGTATTGCCGATTGGTTAGGTGAAGAATATGCTGAACTAAGTCATGTCTCAACCGAAGGACAGGAATTACAGGTAAAACCAAGCGACTTTATGTTCATTCCTGAAATTTTTGCAAGTATTATGGACCAAGTAAAAAACATGGCTTGTAAAAAAGTGGTGTTTGCTCAAAGCCCTGAATATATGTTTGAAGTTCTACCAATTGGTAGAAGATGGACGATTGATTATGGTTTCAATGATGTTATCACGACCAGTGGTAGAGTGGCTGAACACATTAAAAATCATTTTCCCGATATCAACGCACATGTTGTTCCAGTAAGTATTCCAGAATACTTTAAACAAAATGACAAACCTAAAAAACCTATTGTCACATTGGTTGCAAGGAACCAAAGCGATATTATCAAAATAACCAAGTCATTCTATCTACAATACCCACTTTATAAATGGGTTACCTTTAAGGAGTTAAGAGGTCTTCCAAGAAAACAATTCGCACAAGAGTTGAGTGAATCATGTTTGGCAGTATGGATTGATGATTTGGCTGGTTTCGGTACATTCCCAATCGAAGCAATGGAATCTAACACACCAGTAATCGGTAAAATGCCTAACATTCTACCAGAGTGGATGGAAACTAAAGACGAAGATGGAAACCCTATTCTTAGAGACAATGGTATTTGGACAAACACGACACAGAATATTCCAGAATTAATCGGTAGATATTTGAAACTTTATCTTGAAGACAGTGAACCTGCTGAAATCTTTGAGAATATGGAAAAAACCAGAGGCACATACACACCAGATGCTCAAAAAGATAAAATTGAGGTTGTATATGGTAATCTGATGAGAAATAGAATGGCTGAAATCGAGGCATTAATGGAAAAAACAAATCAATTACAAGAAACTAAAACTGAAACAAATGAGCAATAAAACTGACGTAACAGTAATACTACCAGTTCACGAACTTACCGATAGCGTAAAACCATTATTTGATATAGCTATCCAAAGTATTAATCAACAAACGGTGACACCTGATAAAGTATTGGTCGTTACCCCAAAAGGAAGTGAGGCATATAAATATATGTCAACCTATGACTTTGGCGAAAATAAAGACATCTTTGAAGTATTGGAGAATGATGGTGAAACCGATTTCTGTAGCCAAGTTAATTTTGGTGTTGGTAAGGTTGAAACAACCTATCTTTCAATTTTGGAGTACGATGACGAATATGCTAAAATCTGGTTTAAAAATGTTGTTGAATATAAAAACGCTTATCCAGAAATGGATATATTCTTACCGATTATCGCTGACGTTGATGCTAATGGTCAATTTGTCGGTACAACCAATGAGGCTGTATGGGCTTATAGATTCTCCGATGAGATGGGTATTTTAAATACTGACGCGCTATTAGCATATCAGAACTTTAATGTTGATGGTATGGTTATCAAAAAAGAACTGTTTGACAACTTTGGTGGCTTTAAACCATCAATTAAATTGACATTCATTTATGAATTCTTACTAAGAATGACATATAATGACGCAAAAGTGATGACAATACCAAAATTCGGTTATAAGCACATGAATATGAGGGATGGTTCACTCTTCCACTCATATACTACAGAACTTAATCCAGCCGAATCCAAATGGTGGCTAGACCAAGCAAAAAAAGAGTACTATTGGTCAGAAGATAGAAAAATAAAATACGAAGCATAAACCAATAGTATGGCAAAGGGACGAAAGAAAACAACAACGACCTATTTCGGCCCAGAACAAGAACAAGCTGTTATTGATTATGTTGCCTCAGATTCTCAATTAGAACGCAACATAATCTATAACAAACACCTAAGAGAGCCTCTGAATAAGATGGTGGAATACATCATAAAAAGATACAAGCTCTACAGAGAAGGCATATCATTTGAAGAATTACATGCGGATGCATTAGGTAATTTAATATTGAAAGCGGATAAATTTGATGGTACAAAGAATACAAAAGCTTATTCTTATTATGGGACAATAATCAAACGATATCTGATTGGTCGTCTTATTGATGACGATAAAACTAAAATAAAATTTGATTCATGGGATAATGTTAAAACCAGTTTAGAACAAACTGATGACTATCAGTATGAAATTGACCCACCTGATATTGATTTGGATAAATTCATTGAAGGGTTGATTGAAGGTATAAAAACCGAGATAAATCTGTCAAAAACAGGTGAAAAAAGAAAGCTAACTGATGTTGAAGAAAAATTGGGT